CATAAAAAGTCGATAAAACTATTAAATCAACAAGAGAAAAAGATGTATAAAAAAGTGAGAGAATCTCTCAAAAAGTCAATAAAACTTGGCGAAAAAAATAATAAAAAAACAAGAAAGGAAGAACTTAAGTTAAGAAAAATACAGAGTAAAAGTGGAGAATATATAGAATTTATGAATGATGATATTAAAGAAATTATAAAGAATAAACAGAATGAATTAGACGAAAAGTTAAAGAATGCTGAATCCGAAGTAGATGAAAAAGAAGAAGAGGAAGAACGAAAGAAGGAGGAAAAACAAAAAGAAAAAGAAGAAAAAATGAAAGAGAAGCAAAAAGAAAAAGAAGAAAAAATGAAAGAGAAACAAAAGAAAAAATAAATAGATTTTTATCAATTCAACTTTTTTCTAAAATTACATTACCATTTAGAGCATATACTAATGCTTCATATAGACGCATTTCTTCTTTTTCTGTAAAAGACGGATATCCTCCATATGAAACAAGTGAACCTTTACTCCATCGTAATTGTTTTATTTTTTCATTCGCATCACATACTTCATTTTTCATACTTGTAATTTTTATTTGAAATCCCCCTTCGCACCTATCTAAATATTCCAAACTCTCTTCTTCTTGAAGTTTATTGGAATTATAATGAACAGTTATTTTTTCCAATGTAGATTTATCAATCGATGTAACATTTACTTTAATAGGCATTATATAACTAAATAAATATACTAAATAATCTTTAAACCATTGTTTCTTATTTAAAACTCGTTCAATTTAGAGAGAATATCTGAAATAATATATAAATACATGGAATCAATCGATAAATTAACACTTGAACTTCTTACAAATAAAACCCATTATAAAAGGTATTTAGAAAAAGAAGAACCGAAGAAATATCACGAACATCAAGAATATTTAGATAAAATCCAAAAATATAAGCATAAAATGTTGAATCTCTCAAAAGAGTTTTTAGAGAATCCTGAAAAAATGTTTAATACAGAAATGAATGAAATGTTTAAGATATATTCTAAAACAATGATTCGATATATTGAATTAAAAGAGATCGAACGAGAGAATTTATATCATAAAGACGAAGAATCGGATGATGAAGAAATACTTTTTGATTCTGAGAAAATGGAATCAACAAATCCTATCCCTACTTTAGATATATTTTCATTAGAGGAAACTATTCCTCGTATAGACGAAAAGAATTCCTATTGGGGAAATAATATTATAAAAAAGTAAAACTGCCTATAAAATTTGCCAATCTAAATTTTATAGGGATATAATAGATAGGTTATCCAAGATAGTAAATGTTTTACCCGTCAGGAAGAAAAATCAGAGATATAAGAAAAACCATACGTACACGACATATAAAATATAATAAAAGACGTACACGTAAAGTAAAAATACAAAAACAACGTAGAGTTTTAAAAGTTCCGACTCATCCAATATATCAAATGAATTGTAGTCCAGCTGTAAAAGGTAAAACAGTTTCAGAAACTAGTTGTTTAACGCCTAAACTACTGATAGATATTAAAAATAAATATAATGAAGACCATCCTTCGGATAGTATTTTAACAAAAGATCCGAGAGAAATATGGTTCGAACTTCATAATCGACTATTAAAAGAAGGGTGTAAAAAAGAAGATTGTTGGTTAAAAGAACTCGGTAATTCATCTCTCCAAAAACAAATAAAAGAACAGGTATTCGCACCCGATATGCCTCCAGAATGGACGTCCAATCCAGATGAGTGGCTTTCAAATTTTGATATACATAACGTTCTCGTTCAATATGAAGAGACTTATCCCGATTTTAAATTAATGGGTCCTACGACCATGGATTTTGATACGAAACTACCCGAAAAGAATAACAAATGTGTAGAAGAAGAAATGTGCAATTTTAATTTAAAACAAGATACGAAGAAAGGATTTCGTAAATTTGCTTGTGTAATAAATTTAGATAAATATTGGCAAGGTGGATCACATTGGGTATCTTTATATGTAGATATTGATACTCGTATTATATTTTATTTTGATAGTGCTGGTACAAGTCGTACTCCAAGTGAGATTATACATTTTGTAGATCGTATAAAAGAACAAGGTAAAACACTTAATCAGCCAGTTGACTTTACTTTTTATACAAACGGAAAACTTCATCATCAGACTGGAAACACGGAGTGCGGAATGTACTCTATTTTCTTTGTTATTACTATGTTAACAGGTAAAACGCCATTTTATAAAGAACGTGTTATGTCTATTCAAGAAAGACTCGATTTATTCTTAAAAACTCGAATTCCCGATGAAGTTATATTTGATTACAGAGATTTATATTTTAATAAAGCTAAATAATGGATATATGAGACAATTGTTTAGGAAATTCGTATTCTTTTATCTTTATATATAAAAGAATATTAACATGGTAAAACATCTAAAAAATAGAAATACTAAAAAACGTCATAAAAATAAAAATATACGAAAAACGTATCGCCGTAAATATGAAATGAAACCGATTTATGGAGGTACAACAATTCCCGCAAATAATGATACATATAATGATATAACTAATAAACGATATGGACTAGTAGGTACAGCAAAATATGTTGCCAAAAGTATAGCAGACCCTATACAATCTGCGTTTGATGTAACTGCTAATCGATTAGATAAAGAAAATGCATTAAATCCGACATTTTTAGAAAAACAAGGTAATAGAGTAAAAAGAATGAATTTCTCTGATTTTCCAAAGGCTGGAGTAGTTGGAGCTGTAAGAAATTCAATTGATGTAGGTAAAAAACTATTAGGAAAACAAGTTGATCCTAGACCGAATGCTCCTGCGAATATAGTTGATGTTTCTAAATCAATCGGAAATATAGTTAATGCAGTATCAAATGGTGTTTCAAGTGTAAAAAGTTCAATTATGAGTTTATCGAATAATACTGCATATGCATCTGCACCTGCATCTAGTTCAAACATGACAGAACAAGAAAAACAAAATGTAAAAGATAAATTAAAAATATTAAGAGACCAACAATCTATTACACCTACCGAATATGAACATGCCGTACAACAGTTAGATAAAAAAGATGGAGTATTTGGAATGGGTAATTCAATCGTATCTGTAATGTCTCCTATTCAATCTATGGTAAAAGTAATAGGAGACTGGTTTATACGTCCTCCAGAGATTGATGAAATCAATGGTAGACAAACCGTCGTTAAATTGCTTAAATTTCCATCTTCCGCAAAAAAAATCGTAAAACAACATCTTGGAGATAATGGAAAAGATATTCCTCAACTAGACCAATATATGGTTGTAATACATGATGCGCATGATACTTATTCAAATAAATTATCATCTGATTTAATGGGAGTAGATAATTTGCTAGCAAATGTAATTAACGGATGTGTTGGACTTGGATGTAAAAACGGTTCAGTACATCAAATTGCCGGATTAAGTCCGTCGATTGAAATAATTGATAACAGAGAGAAGAAGAAACTTATTGAAGAAATGGAGAGAAATCGAAAGAAAGAAATAGAAGAGGATTCAAAGATAGTGACAAAAGGTAGACATAAAACATAGTACGAAGTTTTATATAGATAAAATATCTATATAAACGAGTTTGCATGCAAGATGTGGGATTCGAACCCACGAAGCCGAAGCACAAGATCTTAAGTCTTGCCCCTTTAACCACTCGGGAAACCTTGCTTATTTTATATACTATCTACTATATATTATCTATATCTAATAGAGTTTCTTTAATATATTTTTTAACAATATTCATATAAACAATAAAATATATTTGAGAGAAAGACAGAATAAAATGTCGCAATTTATTCAACCACAAAATCAAACAATTCTTTGGCAAACTCTTCAAAAACATCCATTAATACCAATTATTTTTCCAGAATCAGATCCTACATCTCATTTAAGAAAAGAATCGTGGTTTAAAGGTATCATTTCATCGCAATATTTAAGATTCCAAAATACTTATTTAACGAGAGAACAAGTCATACAAATAAATAAAGATACTTTACAAATATTAATCAATGACTTAAAAATGAGTCAAGTACAGACCCATACAATTAAACAAATTCATGAACAACAAATAAATAATACATATACAAAGATGACTGATTCGAGAGAATCAAGAGAATCTATTTTACAGAATAAAACGAATGAATTTCAGAGAGAATTAGATATTAAACGAAAAGACTATGAACAATTATATCAAAAACCTACTCCTCCAGAAGTAAAGTTCGAATCTACGAATGATGAAGTTATTCATAATATGGACGAATTAGTACAGCGACAATTGAGAGAACGCGAAAACGATATACATATATTAAATCAAAAATATATAAATGCTCCGTTAAAAATCAATTCGGAATCACCAAATATTCAAGCAGATATTTTAGAAATTCAACCACCGACAAAAAAGGTATCTTGGGATATGACAGATGCGATAGAATCCAAAATAGAAGAATTGACGAATAAATATACGAGGTTGTTAGAATTTTTAGAATCTCGAATTCCGGATTTCCAAAAAGAATTCTCTCAATTCTCTGCAGTTTCAGAATCTTCGTCTGGATCAATACAATCCCCTGGATTCAAATAAATTGATTTTTCCTTGAATAAATATTCTCCTTCCTCATCTGTCGAATACTCATTGTTTTCGATAATAGATATTTCACCATAAACCGTAGACGTATCTTCATTATTATATGCAACATTCAAGTTTTCTACATCTTTATTGTTTAACAAATATGTCGAGTTAGATCTCCATCCAATACGAATCGTATCATTCACTGCAGATTTATCTTCATCGCTATAATTATATAATGACCTATATGTAACATTCAATTTTTCTACATCTTCGTAATTTAAGTGAATCTCTCGATTCTTTAATAAATCTCTCAAATATTTCAGTTGAATCAACTTACATCCGCCCGCAGTATCAAAAAGATATTTTGTATAATTTCCCGCCGTATGATATAATGTAGGATTATTTGAATATCTTTGGAAAAACGTAGTAAACATTTGTACGTTTCTACGATTTACAACTGTTTCGGATTTAAATACAATAAACCGCCGATTACTATTATCTATACCTTTCATTATACTATTATTCATCAATTCGCTAGGTTTAATAAAATCGATATATCCAGTTGTCCCTTGTCTATTTCCTATATCTAAAATAGGATGATTGTTGTTATTGAAGATTTCATCTAACATCTGAGCCATTTCACCGTATTCATCGTTTGAAATTGCGTTACCCATAATATATGTATTTATGATTTACTTTTTATATCAATTTCGTAATTTCAAAACCTGCAGTAATATATTGTTTAAGAATGTATATAAATATTTTAAAATATATTTTTATATAATGTCCATTTCATCTAAAAATAAAATTCCGAAAATAATTCATCAAATTTGGATAGGTCCTAAAGACCGTCCGTATAAATTGATGGATTCTTGGAAAAATAAACACCCAGAATTCGAATATATTCTATGGAACGAAGAGGAATTCGAGAAACGCGGTATAAAATTCGATTGTCAAACAAAAATCGATTCCATAGAAGAAATAAATGGAAAAGCGGATATTATTCGATGGGAACTAGCATATAAATATGGAGGAATTTTCTTAGACGCCGACTCTATTTGTATTGAACCTATTGATAATTATTTAATGTATCATACTGCATTTGCTAGTTATGAGAATGAAGAAATGCGCCAATCTCTCGTAGCTACAGGTACTATGGGATTTCCGTCAGAATATTCATTATGTAAAGCCGCAATAAAGTGGATTTTAGAAAATCCGGTTTCTAATGCGGAAACCGGTAGAAGAGCGTGGATGAATGTAGGTCCTGGACTTTTAACCCTATTATTGTCATCGAATTTATACCCAGAATTTAAAATTTTACCAAGTTATACATTTTTACCAATACATTATACTGGATTAAAATACGCTGGACATGAAAGAGTATATGCTTATCAAGAATGGGGATCTACAAAGAATAACTACGATACGATGAATTCCGTCGAATTGCCTAACGAACTTTTACAACCAGAGTTTTGGATATCCGTTCTAGTATCAAGTTATAATACACGATCAAGTTATGTAAAAGAATGTCTAGATTCAATAAAATCGCAGATTGGTAATTTTGGAATCGAACTCGTATGGATAAATGATGGGTCTAGTGAATTAAACTCAAAGATTCTAGAAGGAATGTTGAACCGATTCGAAGAAACTACACGATTTTGTAAAGTGATTTATCATAAACAGGAAAATCAAGGAGTATGTATATCTTTAAAAAATGGCGTCGATTTATGTACGAATGAGATTATTATTCGAATGGATTCAGATGATATGATGTGGCCAGAGCGCATTCAAAAACAGATTGATTTTATGAAATCGAATCCGGATGCAGTATGTTGTGGAACAAATATACAGTATTCAATGAATGGAAATCTAACGAGTCAAACGAATCATCCAACGGTAATAACATGGGAAGATTATAAACAAACGAGAAGTCATTGGTTTATGAATCATCCGACATTATGTTTTAGAAAATCCGCGATATTAGAAGTAGGTAATTATGATCCATCCACGGGTTCTATATCGGAAGATTTCGAATTAGAACTTCGATTGCTAAAACGGTTTGGTAAATTATATAATCTACCGGAAGTTCTATTATATTATCGTATTCATGAACAACAAGTAACCTATAATGGAAAATCGAGCACACCATATTGGAAAGAACGCCGCGATAAATATATCGACGAATTAATCAATTCATAAAAATAGTAAAATTTCCCACACAAAATATTGAGGTTGTTTTCTACAAAACAAAAAAATATATATTACAATATTATATAATTTTTATTATATAATATGGCATCTAGTTCAATGAAATGGCAAATTACTTTTTTTTCGGCGTTTTTATTTCTTTTGGTAGTGAATCCATATACGTACATACTGACTCAAAAACTTTTAGGCTCAATTGTCGGAAAAACATGTGACGGAAACGGTTGCCCCACATCTCTCGGATTAGCTATACATACTATAGTATATATTCTTTTAGTACGTTTTTCAATGGATTTACATTTATTTAGAGACTAACAAAAACCTAATTTCCAAGTCTAAGAAACTCTGCTAAAATAACCGAATTTTTCTCTTCAAATCGCATGGTCTGTAAATTTGCGTCATGTTGCCGTTTTACTAACATTTCACGTTTTAGTTCCTCCTTCTCTCTTAAAATCTTTTCCGACTGACTCTTCTCTAATGGAGTAAGTGTATCGTTCCCTCTCGCTTTGCGCATTTCATCAATCGAACCAAATGTTTTAGAAGGGTCAAAATCGCGTTCCGAAACGGACAATACCGTTTGATCTTTATGAACTTTTCTTAAATCATCGAATTTCAATTTACTGAATGGATCGCACGTGACATATCCTTCATTTTCGGCATCGTCTTCGTAAAAAGAGGTAGCGGTCGTAGGAAGTGTTAATTCTTGAACTCCTTTATAGATAGACAAAGAAGAAGAGGTTCGTTTTAGATTATCTATCGCACCATGAATACCAGATGCCGACGTAGTAGTTGCTTTAATATCATAAACGGGTTCTTCTTCTTTAAACCACTTATATTTTTCTGTGTCAACCTCCTTCTTCATATTCGTTTCATAAAGTTGGTTAAACCTGTCGTTAAATTTCTTCGTATCTTCTGTTTTAGAAATAGCGGTTTTTACCGATTTAATAGGGGTTTGACCGGTGGAATATTCTGGATTTAATTGGGGAACAGTGGCCTCGGTTTTCTGCGAATTGTTATAATATTCTAAAACAATATCAAACGCCTTTTTATAGAATAGAAAATATTGCGGAGGAAGTCCCGATTTATCGGGGTGCGTTTTTAAAGCGACAAGTTTCGCTTTTCTCAAATCCTCAATATTAAATTTTGGGTGTAAATGAAATAGTTCGAGAATATCCTGGAAAGAATACGTATATATATCTAAATTATGATTTGTCTTGGACGACATTGATAGATATCTTATAAAAAGAAATAAATATCATAGATTTATCTAGTAATAAAACAAAAACACAAAAACACAACAACACAAAAACACAACAACACAAAAACACAAAAACACATAAAAGAAATATAGCAAAAATAAATATAAAGTATATTGAATAACATACTTTATAATATGGATAAGCAGATTATTACCTCTTTGAATAAAGAGCAGTTTCTTAAAGAATTCACTACTATTGAAGATGGATTTATTATTAAATTCGGCGCAGAATGGTGCGGACCCTGTAAAAAAATCGAAAACCAGGTAAAAGAACTTATGAGTAAAACTCCTCCCTCCGTAAAATGCGCGATTATTGATATCGACGACGATTTTGAACTATATGCACTTTTTAAGTCAAAACGATTAATTAATGGAGTTCCTGCAATGTTCGGGTTTAAGAAAGGGAATCAATCGGGTGTTCCGGACGATGTAGTTGTTGGCGCCGACGAAAACCAGATTAATTTATTTTTTCAAAAATATACTCCTCAGAATTAGACATTTAGCAATTCTTTTACTATTCATGGATTTTTTCGTCAATCGCCGTATTTATAAAACCAACAAGAAATAATTATTGTTTAGATATTTCCTATCATAGTAGATAGCGGTTGTAGTATTCCAGAACACGACATATATGAATTGATATCGACAATCGATGATAGAAAACAATCGATGATTTTTTTAGGAATATATTTCGGCGATAAATCATAAATTTCCTGTACATCGTATATCCCTATTGGCGTCTCTATAAAATTTCCAATTTTTAAAATCATATGATAATCAATTAGATACCGAATATGGTAATCATCATATCTATATAATAAATTATAAAATAGGGGTTGATACCCGAACCACATATAGTATGATTTTTTATATAGAGTATCCACTACACTTTTATATATCATACTTGGTAGTTCTAGTTCAAATGATACTTCGTTCATCGATGGTTCGTTCAGAAATCGAATATAATTACATATAATGACGTCTGAAGCTTCTATACCTAAGGAGTCGAATATTTCGACAGTTGAGCGTATTTTTTCACAAATAGAATTTACTGTAAATCGTTCATCGTAAAATATAAACTCCATATTTGCCTGGATTCGGGATTCAATGATTTGTTGATTCGCCATAGAAGATTCTGAATTTTGGAAACTATCGAAACAAATCAATAAAATTGGTTCATTTTGTTCTAATAAAAAGTTAGGACAAAGTTGTAATTCTGCATTTGTTTTTAGATTTTTATCTGGTTTTCCTAAACGTGGAATATTTACGTTTTCTTGATTATATTTTCCGCCAATCGAAATATAAATATATTTATATTTCGCTTTAATATATAAAGTATATAACAGAGAAGTAAATTCTGTTGAATTATTGACAATATGATATGGCATTTTTTTTGATAAGTTTACTATTCTTAAATAAATTCATATCAATTTTGTCTAATTTTCTTAGACTTGTTATGTCTATACTTCTGTATATTTGATTTCGTTTGTCTATTGTTCGTTTTGCCACCTTTAGCTTGTTGTGCAGGTTCAGGTTCAGGTTCGGGTTCAGGTTCAGGTTCGGGTTCAGGTTCGGGTTCAGGTTCGGGTTCAGGTTCGGGTTCTTTTGGTTTTTCACTTGTACCGCTAAATTGGTTTGTTATTCCTGAAATAACTGAAGATGTACTTGACTGTAATGTATTAAAGAATCCTTCATCTTTTGCGAAAGATTTATTGCTATCATCTAACATAGTTACACATGCTAAAGCAATTGTTGTAATACCAATCATACCATAAGTAAATAACGAAGCACCATCTAAATTAAAAATTGCGTTTATTGGGGAATGGTTTATCAATGGGTCTGACATAATAATATATATTTTATATATTAATTATATTTTATATCCGAATCATTCCAATTATTATATAGTCCTCCTGAATAAATATTTACAGTTTGAATCTCGTTGTTTTGGAGATCTCTGGTTGAACCGATAACTATTGGAAATTTATAGAGCGTATCAAGTTTTTCTTCATTTGAAATAGTTGGTAATTTAAGTCTATTTAGAAGAATCATATATGAATGATATATCGCAATTTGTTCAAGAAGGGTATATTCATATATTTTATTTTCTGTTATATGAGTATCATACCCTTCTTTATAACTATCGAACGAATAATTTCTCTCTTCCACTATTGGAAAAAATAGATTCATTTTATGATCCGTTTTTTTTTTTATTTAGATTTGAATGCGGAAATATTCTACATATTGGATAAAATGCATCCGTAAATATACAAAATATTACTATATATATAAAACTCATTTATATAGTACTATATTTATCTTTATCTTAATTATGTTTATTTATTATACCGACGATTCGCAACCATATACTTAATTTGCCAATTCTCTTTTGTTTCTGGAGATAACTTTACGTTCGCGTGACGTTCGTATTCTTCTGGACTATAGTAAAATAATACTCTAACACCATATTTTTGATACTCTTCAGTATTCTTTGGAGCACTAGTATCAATAACTGTATAATACAAATCTTCTTGAGTTGTACCAGTCCGATGTTTGCATCTCGACCCACTAATCGCGTGTCGAATCAATGCATTCTTACCAACTGGAGTAGAATATAATTCTACTTTTACTTGTTTTCCATTTACAACCTTTTTATAAGAATAGTAATCTAGGTCAGACTTCTTAAGAAGCTGCATGGCTTTATAGTCTTCTCTCATATTTGTATTCAAAGAAGAAGTATTACCACTAACTTCTGATAAGTCATCGCATAAATAATCTTCGCTGTTATACATATTTAAGAGCTAAAATAGATGGAATAATCTAATAAGATAAAATATATAGTGTATTGTTTTTATATTCATTTTATAATTAATATATTTTAGACATTCATAAATATGTATAATAAAGTAGAATCTAATCTTATTCTAGAATATATATGAATATACATAATATGAAAAATGATTATCTAAATTCTACGACTGAAATTAAAAATGAACAACCAGTTGTAGATGAACAATCGCCCCCTCTAGATGAACAATCACCCCCTCTAGATGAACAATCGCCCCCTCTAGATGAACCATCACCACCTCTAGATGAACCATCACCACCTCTAGATGAACCATCACCACCTCTAGATGAACAATCACCACGTCTAGATGAACCATCACCACCTCTAGATGAACCATCACCACCTCTAGATGAACCATCACCACCTCTAGATGAACCATCACCGCCTCTAGATGAACCATCACCGCCTCTAGATGAACAATCGCCCCCGCTAGATGAACAATCACCGCCTGTAGATGAACCATCACCACCTCTAGATGAACAATCACCACCTCTAGATGAACCATCGCCCCCGCTAGATGAACCATCACCACGTCTAGATGAACAATCACCGCCTGTAGATGAACAATCACCCCCTCTAGATGAACAACCCGTAGATGATGATGATACATCATCAATCGTTTCAGATGCTGAATATTTATATACAGATGGAATATTAGACTGCAATAAAGTTGATAAATTAATTACAGATATTATAAATGATTTTGATGAAAAGTTAAAAAAAAAAGAATATAAAATTCAATATGACCCAGAAAATGATTTTAAAATGAAAGATGGTAGTATTTATACATATTTAATTGATGATATGTTAACAAAACAGTTTGGTTATTTATATGACACAACGGATCAAGAATATAAAATACAGTTATGTATTTATAAGATAGACACTAGTATGAAAATACCATATTTAACTTTTTTATTAGAAAATAATAATTTTATAGAATATTCTTATAAAAGTAAATTAGATATGTCATTAAATACTGACGACTTTGATACTCATGACGATTTTATTTCTTCATTAAATAAACACATTACTAAAATATTTGAAACAACTGAAACTTCAAACATTGTTGGAGGAATGAATTATAATCCACCACCTGCAAACCCATATAATCCACCATATAGTCAACTACCCACAGATCCATATAGTCAACTACCTATACCACCTACACCACCTACACCACCTACATATCCATATAGTCAACTACCTATACCACCTATACCACCTACACCACCTACACCACCTACAGATCCATATAGTCAACTACCTATACCACCTACACCACCTACAGATCCATATAGTCAACTACCTATACCACCTACACCACCTACAGATCCATATAGTCAACTACCTATACCACCTACACGACCTACAGATCCATATAGTCAACTACCTATACCACCTACACGACCTACATATCCATATAGTCAACTACCTACACCACCTACACCACCTACATATCCATATAGTCAACTACCTACACCACCTACACCACCTACAGATCCATATAGTCAACTACCTACACCACCTACACCACCTACAGATCCATATAGTCAACTACCTACACCACCTACACTACCTACAGATCCATATAGTCAAGTACCTGTACTACCTACACTACCTACAGATCCATATAGTCAAGTACCTGTACCACCTACACTACCTACAGATCCATATAGTCAAGTACCTGTACCACCTACACTACCTACAGATCCATATAGTCAAGTACCTGT